ATTGATTGGAGGTTTCTGATTCTTGATTTACTAGGGGAAGCAAAGATGACATTATGTAGATTTCTGATGTTAATACCAGTAGAAAAAGTACCGTAAGAAGCAACGATGATCGCATTATTTTCCTTTTCAGTGATTTCTCTAACTTTTTCTCGGTCTTCAGTATCTACACCACCATGAACAAAGAACACGTGGCGATCTTCAGCGATACTCTTATTTATCATTTCATATAAAGGTTGTCCATGACCTTCGACTCTAGAAAAAAGAATCAAAGTATTACCTTTAAGATCAAGAGCAAGATTTTTGATAAATTTATTTCTACGTTCGTGATTGATAATGTACTGAACTTCTTCCTCAAAGTTTTCAAACTTATGAGGTGAGTGTTTCAATAGAAGGATATTAATATCTAATTTGGCAACATGACCCTTCTGCATCAGTTCATCGGTGCGAATGATTTTATAAGAAGGTCCAAATAAACCTTCTAGAACCCACTTATGTGTTTGTGTGCCGTCAAGTGTTCCTGTAAAACCATAACGATATTTTGCATCAGAAAGTTTTGTCATTATAGATACTAATGACTTTGATTTAAACTGGTGTGCTTCATCTCCAACGACCACATTAAATCTTGAGAAATATTGTCGGGGAAGTTTGTAGATGGACTGCCAGGTCGTAATGATCACCTGAGAGTCCGTTTCTCTTTCTTTTCCAGCATATATCTTGTGGCAAAATGAACCCACGTCCCACCCATAATCCGCAAAGTCTTTATACATCTGCTCTACAAGGGATGTCGTTGGAACGACTATCAGAATATTTTGCCCTTTCTCAACGTAATATCTCACAATCGCATATATCATCAACGACTTTCCAGAAGCAGTTGGAGATATCAACAACTTTCTATTATGTCGTAAAGCGTCGTATACTCCCTCAACTTGGTAATCGCGGGGAGAATACTTGCAAATAGAAATCATGTAATCTTTTACACCTTCTTTGGAAATACCTTCATTAACCTCAAAAGGTAATCCATAGAATTTATTATTTCTAAATTCGTATGTATAATTATGCTGCTCACAAAATCTTATGAGTTTATCCAATAAACCAACGTAGATTTCTCTTGTATTTACATTAAACAAATAAATGAATCCATCCCACCACTTATTTTTATAAGCTGGAGCAAACTTCGCATTTGGTACTTCAAACTGAAACGCATCTCTCAATTCGTAATACACATGAGGTTCTGCCTCTACCTGTAAATAAACCTCATTCTTTTTTGATATGACCAAATGGGACATTCATAAAATATCAGTTATGAATATTTATTTGGTCAATTAAACCCCGCTTGGAAACGATGCCACTCAATAGCGTTCTTAATTTGATATGTGCGATTAGAAATTGTCTTGATAACTTCCTCAAGAAATTTGAGCATAATATCATAGTATCTTATCTTAAGTTCTATCTTACTTAACTTCTCATCGCCCTCCATATGCCTCTGGAGTGCCTCTTTATCCCTAACTTTATAAGGGAAAGGTTCTTCCTCATAAACTTCTATAGGTGCCTTTCCTGTATAATAATTATGGCGTTCAAGTTTAACTCTATTGTAAGTTTCTCTTGCCTTTTCGCGCAACAAAGTAATCGTATTGTAAATTGTATAATACTTAGCGTGAAGTTGTGGAATTTTTAAAGATTCATCGTGTAAGTTATCAGGATCTATGACAGCATCCTTCTGCCACATTTCCTGAATTTGATCAAGATTCATAAGGGTTGATTATTTGTGTTTAGAATATTATAGATGGTATATTTAAAAGTGACGTCTGCGGTAAAATATTGAATGTCAGTTTGAGTTGCGTCAAATTCAAGAGAAGTCAGTGATATTGGAAACAGATCTTTGAATTTTACTATTGCAGTTGTATTATAGCTGCTATTTAAAATGTAAAGGCTACCATCACTAAATGCCTTTTTCTCATCTCTATCTGCCACATCAATTAAATTTTCATATTCTCCAAGTGTTTCTGGTGCTCCTAATCCAGTTAACCAATTGTGAATTGCCATGTAATTCACTAGGTCTTCATCAACTAAAAATCTTAAAGATAGATCTCCATATTGAAGTTTAGTGCCTGGAATATCCAGGTCTTTAAGATATGTTGGCTGTTGCAGAACATCTAATGTTATTTCAGGAATTCTAGCAGAATTGCAGAAAAAAGCAACCTTTGGTTCTTTGGATAGTGTAAATTTAAATCCAATTGGTGAAAGAAAATTTCTATTTTGTAATTGCCTATCAAAAGCACTTGCCATGGTCTTTTATTTGTATTTAGATAAAAAAAGAGGGTCCGAAGACCCTCTGAATCGAGTTGTGAATTAGATCACATTAGGTTAGAAACTCTAACTCTTCTGTAGTAGGTGTTTGCATTGGTGGTCAGAGCACCAGCGCCAGCGGTAAGACCCTCAGCGAATGGGTTAGCAACCATTCCATAACGGGTCTTAAAGCCGATCTTAGGCTGGAAGGTGTTCTCGCCAACGGCACGTACCATCTGGAGAGGTACATATGGGCAATAGAACAGACCAGCATCATATGGGCTAGAACCCTTATAACCGACAACGTAGAACTGGTTAGCAGAAACGTTTGCCGAATATGGGTCAATGTATACGCGATACTTACCTTGGAGAACACCAGCGAAGGTGTTGCCAGTGTCATCAACGTTCAGGTTAGCGTTGAGTGCAGGGGTGTAATCGAGAACACCAGCCATTGCAAGTGCCGAAGCAACGTCAGCAGAGCAAAGGATCGTGTTACCCTTTCCTCTACGAGTTTGTTGGGCGATTGCGTTTGCGTCGCGCTCGATCTGGAAGATCAGACCCTTGAACTTCTCAACCGACCAACGACCGTTGGAGTCAACGTCGAGGTCAAAAGTACCAGCGGTAGCGGTATTAACTTGAGCACCAGGCTTAGCAATCTTATAGATGGTTCTGATTACTTCGCGGTTGATCTCAGCAAGAATCTCAGTTGAGAGAATGTTTGCTAATTCCGCTTCAGCGTTCAGACCGTGGATTGCCTTGAGGTCCTGAGCAAGCTCAAGTGAGTACTCAGCCTTCAGAGCTCTTGACTTAGCGGTAACAGTGACTTTCTCGATCGAGAATGCCATCTGGTTGAACTGCTCGTTGCCTTCGCCAAGTGATTCAGCTTCGTCAGTTCTCATGCCCTGACCTACGTTGTAGGTATTGGCACCATTACCAGCGTTAGCGGATTGATCTGTAGGATCAAGGATTGATGGGTTGCTGCCTCTTTGTGCAGTAGTACCCATACCAACAGAACCACCGGTCCATCCATTGGTGTTTGCAGCGCCTGCATCTTGACCAGAGAATGCGGAATCAACTTCGTTGTAGAAGGTTTCAGTTCCACTCTGGCTGGTGTAGCGGGAGCGCATTGCGAAGATCAGTCCAGTAGGACCATTCATTGGTTGAACGCCACAGAGATCATAGGCGATCAGGTTAGGCATCGAACGACGGATCAGTGAGATCAGTACGGGATCGAAACCTTGCATAGCGCCAGTTGTAGCGCCACCTAAACCAGCTCCACTTGCACCAGTTGCGGTGCTATTGGTTGGAGACTCATAGAGGAACTCACGCTCTTCGCGGAGTGCTCTCTCTTGGTTTTCGAGCAGGATTGCGGTTACAGCTCTACGATGTGAATCTTTGAAAGAATCAAGACCTTCGTAATCTAGGAGCGGTGCCCACTTCTCCTGCAGTGATTCTAGATTGAATCCTTGCATTTGATTTACCTCTTTGGAAATTTAAGTTTGATTGGTTATGATTTAAAAATCACTTTTTAGAAACTCTTTGGAGAGTCTGAAGGTATGCACCCATGGTGCCACCAACTGATTGAATATTCATGTTGGTTTCTTCAGACAGATTTTCACTAGCGTTTCTTTGAGTACCAGCAGTTCTGCTTGGGAAATATGATTCCCTCAGAGTTACCAGTTTCTCACGATAGCTCTCTTCACTATCAAACTCAACATTTTCAGCAAGAGAAGCGAGTTTGTCCTTCTGAGAAAGTGCAAGACCCTCAGTGACTTCTGCAAAAATTACATCAGCAACCGACTCTGCTAATCTTCTATTTAGAGCAACGTTTCTTTCGATTTGCTCGTTGAGTTTTGCTTCCATTTCATCAAGTTTATCTACCATATTCTCGATAACATCATATCTATCTTCAGGGATTGTTACATAATGATCTTCAAAAAGTTGTCTCATTCCGGCAAGGAATGATTCGGTCATTTCAGTCTTAAGACCGTGCTCAACTGCGAGTGCATTTTCAGAAATCCACTCATCAGCGACATACTCAAGATAAGCATCAACACGGTCGGTAAGACCCTCTTTGATTGCTTCGATTTCTTCTACAAGTGCTTGCTCATAAGAAGCTTGGAGTGATTCTTTGATTTCAGCAACTTTTGATTTGATTACTGTCTCAAAAATAGTACGTGCTTTCTCTTGGAACTCTTCAGAGAGTTCTTCACCAGCAAGGAGAGCGTTGACATCTTCTTCAATGTCAAACTCTTCCTTCATTTCATCTTCATCTTCTTTCTTTTCGTGTCCCTTACCTTCTTTCTTCTCTCCCTTCTCTTTCTTACCTTCTTTATGTGGAGGCTTACCTTCTTTATGTGGAGGCTTACCTTCTTTATGTGGAGGCTCACCAGGCTCTTCTTCTTCAGCAGCTTCAGCAACTACTTCTTCTTCGTCTTCGAGGACTTCCTCTTCATCAACAAGATCCTCGTCTTCTTCTGTCTCTTCCTTTGCCACAGTCTTCATAGGCTCGGCAGCGGCAGCTTTGGCGTTAACGACATTTCTTACTTGAGCAAGAGTCGCGCCAGGAGTCTTGAGATGTGCTGATTCGTCATCTGCACGATAGTTTTCTGGAGTAGGACCACCAAGATCTTCCCAACCAGCAGTTTGTCCTGGAGTTGCTCCAGTTAGTTTGTGCATTGGTTCGGCAGGTGCAGCCCCTTTGGTTACTACGTTTTCCATTTCTTGTAAATTTCTACCAACGGACATTTGTTTAGATATTTGTATATAATCTATATTTATTTATAAATTAAAGATTTGAAAGAAATTTTTGGAACAGTTGTATTTTATGCTCCTGAAGTCTTCTCTCATCAACTAGAGTATTAATTCTACGTTGAGTTTGTTCGGCAAGTTTTTCGCGGAGAATTCCTCCGTCCCAAATCCACTCTTTGCCTTCCATAATTCCCTGAACAAAAGCGTCAGGAGCAGAAGGATCGGCAACGATATCTGCTGCAGTTGCAAGCATAAAATCTTCACCAACAATTTTATGACCTTCATTAGTCATCTTTAATGAACCAACACCACGAGAAGAAACACCAAGACAAACTCCAGACTCTAATAGAGACTTGGCAATTTTGCCCATTGGAGTTTCAAGAAGTTGTGCTTTACCTTTAAAGTTTGTTCCATCTTGCTCAAGAGAAACAATCTTATGAGAAACTCGATCTAGATTTACAGTTGGACCATCTGGATGACCAAGTTCTCCAAGAGCACGACCTTTTTGTACAAAAGTTTCATTATAACGATTTACTTCGCGTGAAAGTGTTGCCATTGGGTACATTCTTCCATTACGATTGCAAATATCACCTTGAAGGAAGATACCCTCAATGTACATAGTTTTTTTACCGTTCTTTTCTTCGGTAATAAATTCTACTTGTGAGACTTCTTCTGTGATGAGTTTCATTTTATTCTGATACTAGTTGAACGACTTCTGTTATACTAACATTTGTTGATGCTTCTCCTAATGCGGAGACTTTTACACTTCTAGATACTGTCGCATTAGTTGCTGTAATTACACCAACAATTGCTGAAGTATTTGCAGAAATTGTAAGAGTTGAATCTGTTGCTGCCGTCACTAATCTGTGAACGGTATTAATTCCAGCTGGCGCAGCATTTTCAATTGTTACATAATCTCCAACCAAAAATGGATTACCCGCATTATTTTCAAATGTGATTACCGTCGATGTTCCTGTGGTAATTCCGGATATTTTTTGTTTAGCAATTCTTTCTTTCAGTACTTCAGTTCCATATGGTGGAATATAAAAAGAATTTGTTGTAGCTACTGGATCACCACCAGTTTCAACATAAACTGCTGTTAAACCTGCAGATACTCTAATGTATCCAGCTTTTAGTGCAATAGGATTGCTAGTTGCTGCAACACCTGCAGTTGGAGAAATCCTATTTACATTTTGTACTATTTTAATTGCCATTATTCATCATCTCCTGATTGATCTTCATCAGCGAACATTAATTCAGCAATTCCTGGTCGAATAGAATCTACTCGCTCAGCAGCTTTAACATATAATAAATCTTTAATCCTATCGGATACATCTGAAGGAGATCCGTTAGTTGCAATCAAATCGATAAGTTCTTCCATAAAATTAGTTTATATTTATAAGACTATTTATATTTTACCGCCTTTGGGTTCTGCTGGAATTTCTGGAGCAGCTGGCGCAGGTTGTTCAGTTGGAACTTCTCCCAAAGCAGGTTGAGTTGCGCCTAAAGTTGCATCTGGTGGAAGTGGATTACCCATTTCATCTACCGGAGCATTAGGATCTGGAAGAATTCCTTTTGAAATTTCGTCTTCAATCTGTTCATCAATTTCAATGATTTCTGCATCAGTTTGGCGAAGAATTTTCTTACGAACATACTCGGCAGAATAATATTTTCCAATATAAGGTTCCATTTGGGTCATAAGAGATATTCTATTTGTAAGAAGTTCTGCTTCTTTCAATTCTGCAAAATGGTTATCATACAGAAAATCATATTGAATATGATCTTCCATTCTTTCCCAATCTTCTGGAGATACTATATTTTTTAGAAGAAGTTGAGTGCGAAGCATGTCATTAAACATTTGAGCAAAACGCTTTCTCAAACGTCCAACAAATTTAGAAAACTTAAGTTCGTCTCTTAAGATCTCCGAAGAACGACCTAAATTAAAACCATCACCACCGCCAGCAATTCTTGATTCTGGGACTCCAAGTGCTCTATAAAGTTTCTTTTGGAAATATTCAATATCGGAAAGTTCGCCAAGATTTTGTCCACCGGGAAGAGTAGTGATTTCTGTGCCACGACCACCTTCCCTTCTTGGAAGCCAAAAATCTTCAAGCATTGCCATATATTTACGATCATCACGGATTTCTCCGGTATTTGCATCATAAACAAGTTTATTTCTATAGCGAGACATTACCTCTTTCAGGTATTGTTCTGCTTTTACTTTAGGAAGATTTCCAACGTCAATATAAAAAATACGACGTTCTGGTGCTCTCGATAATCTATAGATAACAAGAGAATCCTCAATCATACGAAGTTGATTCTT